ATCTTTAATAGTACTTACAAGTCCAATTGTATATTTGATATTTTTAGTATCTCCAATGTTCATTCTCATCAAATTAGAAATACGAGAAACTACATCGCCCGAGATTAATGGATTAGATTTAATCACAACAAATTGTTTCTTAACTTCTGGATTCAACGCCATCACTGATTCACCCTCAGCTTCAGTAACAGGTGTAGTAGGTGTTGGTGACGGTGTTGCAATTGATTGACCGGTAATATCAATTCCTTGAAAAGCAGAATCAAGTTTCTTATTGATTTTAATACTTGGATTTATTTTGCCAGTTGCAATATCAAGAATGTCTAAAATATTACTTATGACAGGACGCATTTTTGATTTTGTAGGAGCATTTAAATCCACTGCTTTTACACTTAAACTTAAATCATACACTTTACTTAAAAATGCTTTGACCATTCTCAAATCATTAGGAGTCAACGATGTTTTACTACCGACGACTGGAGTGGTTCCGCCTGGAGTGGTTCCGCCTGGAGTGGTTCCGCCTGGAGTGGTTCCGCCTGGAGTGGTTCCACCGGGAGTGGTTCCACCGGGAGTGGTTCCGCCTGGAGTGGTTCCACCGGGAGTGGTTCCACCGGGAGTGGTTCCACCGGGAGTGGTTCCGCCTGGAGTGGTTCCGCCTGGAGTGGTTCCGCCTGGAGTGGTTCCGCCTGGAGTGGTTCCACCGGGAGTGGTTCCGCCTGGAGTGGTTCCACCGGGAGTGGTTCCACCCGGAGTTGTTGAACCACCATCTGGTGTTGCTGGAGTTGGTGGAGTTGCAGCTTCTTTATCATCTACAACTACATCTTTAGGAAAGTCTAACTTATACTTTGGAAACTCCGCCATCAAACTTTCGAGTATATCAATAGCGGACTTTGCTTGTGGAATCTTTTTCAAATTATCTATCAACTGTGAAGTTGAAGAACCTTTTACTTTAAAGGTTTTTGCAATATCTTTGAGATAAGTTGAAATTTCTTTTCCAATATTAAACTTAAGATTTTCTATGGATTTTAGTTGATTTGCAGTTAACTCAGATGAAGCTGGTTTTGCGGGATCGCCACCTTGATCAGTGGGCGAAGGTAATGCGTTACTTTGCACTGTTTGTGCACGTTGCGGACCATCTGGAGTAACATTAATCTCACGTGAATTAGTTTTCGGACCCTGACTGCCTGCCTGGGATAATGGACCAGCACCAGAAGTAGCAGGTGTTTCATCTGCTTCAGATAAAATATTATTAACAATATCTGTTAATTTTAACGAATTGTTTTCAGATAAAGCAGCACCTGCAACGCCTCCCACAGCAGAACCTGCAGTAGTACCGATACCGGCTTTAACACCACTTCCAACTGCTGATGATGCACTAGCACCTGTTAACAGTTCAAAACCAGAGTGCAAGAAAAATGCAATTGCACCTACCAACAGCGGAAATTGTGTGATGGTCAATGCACCCAAACCCAATGTAGCAGCACTAATTCCACCAACAAACGTCAACAATCCAATAATAATACCAGATTTGACTGGATTTTCACGTCCAAATTTTCCTAATGCATCAATGGTATTAATAATAGTTGAAGTTTCTTTACCAGATGAATCAATTTTTGATAATCTATCACGAATGATTTTTTTCTTTACTTCAAACAAACGATCAAAGTCTTGTACTGGTTGTAAGTTTTGAAGTTTGGCCCATTGTGCGTCAAATAATTCATTCAACTTGCGCAACAATTTCTCAGCACCACCTACACCAGCAAAAGCGGTTCCAGTCAACATTGCTGGAGTGAACAGTGTTCCTGCAAATGCTACATCTGCTGCACCACTTGCAAGTTGTTTACCCTTCTGCCAAATTCCCCCTGCCCATCCACTCATTTTAACTGGAACAAGACCCACCTTATCTGGTATAGTTTTATCCAAGGTTTTGAGTTGACCCAAATAATCACCAACACTTCTTATAAAGTTTTGATTTCTAGCTTTAAGGTAGGCTTCATTTCCTGCATCAGTTGTAGAACCTTTTACACCAAACTTATTTTGTACCCAATTACCTAATGTACCACCCAACTTACCACCTGTTGCTAATTTGTTAATACCAGCTCTAGCTTTTGCACCTAAACCTGCTGCTTTAGCTGCAAATTGATCACCAAACTTCTCTTGAAGAATCTTTTCACTAATTTCCACACATTCTAATGCAAGAATCAATTCTTTCTGTGCATTCAATCCGTTACGATAATGTTCAAAAAACTCTTGGGTTCTGTCGCCTAAAAGTGGTTCATATTCATTGAAAAACGCAACTTCTTCGTTGAGAAGTTGTTTAAAATAAAATGTTTCGATCAAAAGTCTGGAATCGGTCATATCAAATAAATAGGTATTACTTTATAAATAATTCAAATTTTAAAGACCCACAATCCCATATTCTATCCCATTTATTTGTTCTCATATTTTCCCATTCTGTTAGGTTTGGATCAAATATTTCAATCTTATTGGATAGTGTATGTTTTGCGTATCCATACCGATGATATCTTTTATATGAGTTTCCTTTTCCGAAATACCAATAATTAGGAACACCGTTAGATTTTTTAATAAAACCAATTGATGTATACAAATTTCCCACCGACCACCGTCTATCGGCATAACTTACAATTTTTGAAGGATTATAATTTTTGATGAAGTATTTAATTAATTTACTTGCACCTCCGGTCACTGATGTATCAAGTTTGGAACAAAATCGATACAACTCGTATGTATCTATTATTGATTTATTTCCAAGAGCAGTTCTAAGTTTTCCAAATGTCATTAATGAAACCAATTCATCATTATGATAAAGTCCTAACTTGATAGAACTATTATCTTTTCCTTGAAGATGATTACACGTCAAAAAGTTTGTTGAGGTTTTAACATCAACTTCACGAATTTCACATTTTCTTGCAAAAATAGTATTGGTTGTAACTGAAAGTATTGAACGTATCCTACTTTTCACAATATCTTTTTTGAACCTCCATTCATCTTCAAAAATATGAATTAACCTAATACCTTTTTTCTCACAAAGTTGAGTTTTGTTTAAATGGTAATTTTTAGATTTATTGCCATTAATTTCTCCATGCCAATACAATCCATTACATTCGATTGCCAATTTCTTTTCTGACAAATAAAGATCTATTTCAAGTGGATTAATGATAGTTCTTACATTCTTTTCAACCGGGGTAATATTAAGACTTACAATAAAATCATAAACTTCTGTTTGAAATGTAGATGATAGTTTGTTACATGTCGGACATACAGGAACGTCACCATCTTCAAGACAATCTAAAAATTCAGTTGAACATGTCTTACATCTAAATTTAAATGATGTATAATATCCACATTCAATGTATTCTTCTTTAGTAAACAATACATCTACCTTTGAACGTAACCTGTCGGTTGTTAACAGTGAATCATAAAATTTAGATCTTCTGGACTTTGTAGTTTTATTTTTTACCTCTTCGGATTGTTGTATGTTTTTTACCCCATATTTATCGAATACAGCGTTTTCTTTTTTAACTTGGTTCGATAAAATCCATTCAACTCCAAATTTACTTAAATTGGTACTTTTTATACGATTTAAAACCTCGTCTGATTTGGTGGGATTATCAACGCCATAATTTTTAACACATGTTTTCTTTTTTTTATCAATGATATCTTTATTACTCAACCCATATTCACAGCCGTATCTTTTTATGTTTGTAGATTTGATTTTAGAAACTGTTTGTTCATCCAACTGTGCACAACTCGGTGAACATGTTCTTAAATATCCTTTCGTAAAAGTAGTAAATGTAGTTACATTTTTACAATTCGGATTTTTACAAATAGGTTGAATCGTTATATCATTTACAATATGCCATATTCTTTGAGGAAATGTTGGATTGTTCAAATAAGAAGTCGATTGAAGAACATCATTATATACATTCAGTTGTCCAGTCTTTTCAAACCAAGTAACCAAACACTTTTTAGAAATCAACTTTCCGTTTGATAGTAGATTATTTTGTATCCAATTTTTCATCATATTGCGTTTGTATTTGATGATAATTATGAAACAAATGCAAAAAAACACAACATAAAAATGTTGTGTTGTAGTATTATTTAACTTCCGAAATAATATCGTGAATCAACAATTCAATTTTAGAATATTTGTTAATCGTAGTATTTTGTACCGATTCATTTAGTGCACTAGACGGAAATAAAAATGCACCTCTAGTTGATGGATTACTAACAAAATCAAATGCAATTAATTCAAAGTCATCTTGAACTTCATCCGCATTTTCTCTTACATTTTTACGTACACTTCCAAGACCACGACTACTAATACCCAATTTAACTCCAGCTTTGAACAATGCTTTTAAAATGTTACCACTTGGTGTAGGAAGTATTTCAACTTTACCTACCAAGTCATCACCGTTCCACATCATTTCGACGACGTTATGGCTGACATGTTGAAGATTGACAACGCTGCTATCTGGGTGGTCTAATTCGCCCAATGCACGGCGTTCTTTTACAAAGTTATCATCGTACTTCTTGACTTCACGTTCCAAAATGTCTTTTGGATATACACGTCCGTTTTGATTCTTTGCATTTGCACGTTGAAGAACTCCTTGAACAATCAATGGTTTAGAAGGATCATCTGTTCCTTCATTCAATTGACTACTAATTGGTTCAAAGAAAATCCAACCTGTTTGTACTGTTTTATCCATAATTAAGCTTGTTTTGGTTCTGATTTAGGTTGAGGAGTCACAGCTTGAACAACTGCTTGACCAGCAGCTGTGGTTGCTTTTGTTCCCGGTTCAGCAGTTTTAGGTTCTTTAGGTTCTTTGACTTTCAAAGCTTCACCCTGACCCAAAATTGTAATCTTGAATCCAGGCTTCAAAAAGTATTCCTTATCATCTTCGTCTCTTAAAATCACAACGTAACGATCATAAAAGTAATCAAGACTGGTACTAGTAACAGAGATCTCATAATCACGTACTGGTTGACCATATCCCTTAGATGCTTGTATTGATACTTTCTTATTCAATACCCGACTATTCAAATTACGTAAAAACGAAGCTTTAGATTCTGCAGTAGTTCTTGCAATTTTAGCTTCAAATTCACTGAATTCTGAACTAACGTTATAGTCTACAGATGTTGATGGTAGTGGTTGACCACCTGCGGTTGATGTACCGAAGTGTTGTGGTGCACCATCATCTTCAGTAATAAGTTTTACCAATGAAATCATATTATTGTATTTTTCTTAATTTTTCACTAATAGACTTGAGTCTGGCTTTGATTTCAGCAATTCTGCCGGATGTACGCTTCCAAAGTTCTTCATTTGGAACGTTCATTTCGGTTTTGAGTCTTTGATTGACACTCATTAAAAAGTCAACTTCTCTGAGCATCTTTGTGATTTCTTGAGTAATCAAAGATACTTTGTAGGAATGTCTCTTGGGATTTTCTTTCAAACGAGCATAACGTGAAACAGCTTCGTTCAACTTCTTTTCGTTTTCATCTAACGAATCAAGATCTTTTTGAAGTTTTTCAACGCCCTTTTTCCACACAGCCTTTTTCTTTGCTTTCTTTTCAAAGTTTTGATCTGGTTCGCCGGGATGTTTATCTGCCCAGTCAGGAACACCATCACCATCAGCGTCAGGTTTCTTTTTCTTCTTGTGATCTTTCTTTTCGTCAAGTTCTTCTTCCTCATCAATTTCTTTTGCAACCTTTGAACCCGGATTTTGTTTCAATGTAGCTTTGGTTGCATTGTTAGTGCCGCCTTTTTTAGAAAATGCAAATGGGGTTGAAAAGCCATCAATTCCACCGGTTCCACCAGTTCCACTAGTTGTTGATGTTTCATCAAGATCTTGTAGTTCTTGTTTAATCAATTTCTTGATAAGTTCTTTTAGCTTGGCTTCTTCTTCGCCGGTGATAAGATCTGGGGTTTTTGGTTTTTTATCTTTACTCATATTATTTCAAATTGTTAAGTTCTTTTACCAATTCATACGACAACAATAGAGCCATAATATGATTGTCTTTTACAACGGTTGTAGGTTTTACTTTGTCCAAAACATTTGTGATTTCGGAAAGTTTGATTGCAATCACCTGATTATCAGTGATTTTATTCTTTGAGTTGACAATAATCTGCTTAATCTTTTCAATTTCTTCACAAACATAGTTTGAAAGAGAATTGGTATTAGAGACATTAAGAATATATTCACGTATCAATTTCTTTTGACTGTCATCAAAATCTTTATATTTGGTATTGATACCTTCTAACAACAATTTATATGCAAGCAATCTAATATCTTCACTTTGTTGTTTGTAGTATTCCAAAAGATTTTCATCGGTATCAGGTTTCTTTGATACTGCGTTACAAAGTGATTCAATGATGGATTCTCTTGATTGAACTACTTCTTGTACATCAAATTTGGAGGCAGTTTTGTTTTCAAAAATCTTATAAATGGAAGCCAAAATACGATAGTTTTTAATATTTGCCTTTAAAAAGCTGTCAATTGGATATATGTCCTTGATTTCACGTATCAAATCATACTTTTGTTGTGTTAAGTTTTTGTCATTTAATTGTGACCGTGATTCCAATACAACACTTATGATTCTTTCAGCATGAGAAGTATCTCTAGCCTTTTCATTTAATAAAAAATTATATAGTTGATATTCCTTACCCAATTCTGTATTCTCAGAAAAATACTTGAACAAAATTTGTTTGGCTGCTGACTCGTCTTTACCTGCAATAATATCTGCGGTAATTTGTCTAGTAAGCAACTCAAACAAAATTCCTGTATTTTTGAACTTTGAATGCTTAGATTTTTGCATATTATTAGTTATGATTTATAAATATATTAATTTTTGATGAAACTCCCATATTTGTATTATTCTAATATATTAGACTCATCCATTATAGATTTTTGTTTATTTTCCGACAACAAAGTTTCTTTTTCTTGTTTAGATGTTTTTAAAAATGAGTCTAAGCTAACTAACTCTTTGGATATATTTTCTAAACTAAACACTGATCCTCCAGCGTACTTGTGTGTAGGTGATCGGTCAGACTTAAAGTCCCTATTCATTTCCAAACGACCGGTAACATCTTCACCAAATGGATAGTCCGATGACTTTTTTTGTCCTTTTTGTGACGGACGTTCATAATCCGGCTTTTGTTTTTCCTTTAATGTAGGAACTTCTCCGCCACCAGTTTCAGCACCTCCAGCTTCAGCACCTCCTCCGCCTCCGCCATCACCTTCAGGACTTATTTTTTGGAATGATTTAGCAGGATCGTTTCCTTCTTCTTCGATTTGTTTGAATCTATATGACTGTTTTGAATCATCAACAATTTCATTTTTAACAGTATTCATATCGTCCTCAGACATATGAAACACATTATCATATACCCACTTCTTGCTAAATAATTTGTTTTCAATCATGTCTTTAGCAACACTTACTTTATTTGACCAAATATCAATCTTTTCCTTTTCAAACACCGTCGATGGATTGACTAATTCTAAACTAAAGTCTACCAAACTTGCATCTCTATATCCCTGAGCATACAAGTGAACAATACCAATCTTGGTCAATTCACTAATAAGAATACGTTGAATACGTTCAATTGTACGTGAAAAACGAACATCTTCTTGTGCCAAAGTGGCCTTACCGCTTAAATCTTCATCGTAACTCAAGAACGCTTTAGGAATCTTAAGGGCAGCCATCATCTTCTTACGGAGATATTCAATATCGTCTGTACCAGTAAATTCCATACCACTAAGAGATTCAATACTGGTACCACTATCACCACCACGAACAGGAAGATAAAAATCTTCAACCATGTTTTGAAGGTTGAAACGAAGATTGTAATCGCCACTTTTTTCATCGATATATGGAACCTTTTTAGTCTTTGCAATTAACTTTTCCATGTATGAGTCGATTTCATTCGGAGGAATATTACCAACATCAATCTTGAAAATACGTTTTTCAGGAGCACGCATGATACGATGGATCAACATTGCGTCTTCCATCAAACTCAATTGTTTCCAAACACGACGAGCACCTTCCAACATACTCTTACCATATGGCAAGAAATTACTATCACTCAACAAACGAAAGTGTGCTACTTGATAATTTTCAAGATCTTCTACCTTACCACCATCTGGTAAATTGACTTGAAACTTAATATAGTTCTTGTTATACAAGTCACTATTTTCAACACGGGTTACATTATAAGCACTAATTGGTTCAATCATGTAAACACCATATTCTGGACTAATGTATAATCGAAGGTAAAAGTCACCGTATTTACACATGTTACGAACATAACTCCAAAGATTAAATTCGATATTCATAATATCATAATACAGATTACGTAAAATCTGTTTGATATTATCATTTGGTGTATTAATTACTAACATGTCACCCATCTCATTACGAGTAAGTGATTCATCAGCATAAATGTCTAGAGCGGAACTTAGAATTGGATCCATGTCCATCGTATCATAATCTCTAAAGAGTTCGATACGTGCTGCTTGATAACTGAGTGTAAAATCTCTGCTATATTGGTTGTATGCAGAAGTACGAATACGATTAAAACGGTCACGTAATGTATTTCTATCAGTAGCGTATGCTACTTCATCTGTATCAACTACTTTTAACTTTTTACCACCAATATTACGTACAATAACATCTGTCGAGAAAAGTCTTCTGAGACGAGCAAATAATGATCTGCTCTTTAAATCGGTTGGTTGATCTGCCATATGATTACATTATATATTTCGTAAATAAATAGTGAAACTGTGTTATAATAACCAAGTTAAACTTTCTTTTTGATCTTTTAATCCCGTTGGCATTTCCCACGACTGTTGTGCATTTGCATTTTTAGTTGTATAAACTGGAGCACTTTGTTGTTCAGATCTATTGATATTACCCAACATATTACGTGTAAGGTCAACTGATTGTTGTCTTAACTTTAATGCAGTGTCACGTACCCATAAACCTATAGCAAATGACATTACCAAGTCATCATTATAATTCCTCATTGATTCTGCTTTACCATTGTGCCATATAAACGTATATAGTTCATCAATAGTACGTACCGATTGAATATTGATCGACTTTTCACGCATATAACTTTCCAAACGTGAAATAATCAACTGTCTAGTTACAGAAGTAGTTGTAAAACCCGGAGTCATTTTCTTCTCCGTTGCATGTATACGATTAGTCATTTGATGTTCAACATCAACATATTTTAGATCCGCACTGCTATAAAACAAATTGGGGTATTTTCTATCTAATACCTGTTGAATTGTACCCCAACCAATATTCAGATTTTCAATAACCAACAAAGCATTATTATACTCAGTTGCAATATTGACCAACATGTTTCCATAATCTTTAGTACCAACTTGACCTTTATACTCAGCAACCTGTGTGAAACTTTCAACGTCAATAACGTGGAATGCACTATAGTCAGCACCATCACCACGAGCAACGTCAGCGCATACCAAATACGAACGAGTATAATCTGGATACTCCCATAACCATAAAGACTTATCCATTCCTCTTGTTTCAATTGGATCACGTACTTTAGTTTGTTTGTAAAAGTCCAATATAGGAACATCAATGACAGTATTACCGGATGTTGCAAAATCACAATCGCATTCCTGCGCAGCCATTTTTGGTCCCAATAACTTAGTTTGTGCGTCCCGCCAAGACTGATCTCTTTCTGGATGAAGATGCCATGGTAACTTAATCGTATGAAACTTATTCTTTTTTGCTTCTGCATCTACCCATGTTCTATGGAAGAAATTACCAACACCATTAGGAGTAGATAATACAATAGCTTTACCACCGGTAGATAGTGTCGATTGAGCAGATGTCCAAATTTCATCAATGTTATCAATAAATGCAGCTTCATCAATAATCAACATTGATAGTGCAGAAGAACGACCAGCTGTTCCAGAAGAAGATACTGCTTTAATTTGAGAACCGTTTGTTAATCTCAAACTTAACCTATTATCTTCTTGTTCTTTTACTTTCAACCAAGATGGAAGATTATCATTTGCAAACCTAACACGGGTGACAATTTCTTTCGACGTTTCTTGTGTAATACTGATACACAAAATGTTTTTGTCACTGTGAAATATCATCATCCACAAACTATACGCACTACTCAATGTAGTAATACCCAATTGACGACTTTTTAAAATAATATTATAGTCGTTGTCGATAATTTGTTGAAGAGATTCGTCCTGAAACGGATACAATTCAAATGGTATTGTTCCACGTTTAGGATGTTGAATTTTGACGTACTTCTTCATAAAGTACATCGGATTTTCAAGACACTTTTTATACTCTGCCTTGATGATATCTCTTAATGTTTTTTGTTCACTCGACATGATTTAACTTCTCCAACTTCTTTTCAATCTTAAGAATCTGTTTATCGATTTTTTTTAAATCCGTCTTAAGATCCTTCAAAATATTTTCTCTACGTTCAATTGTCCATTCATCTGAAGTTCCATCACCATTTGGAAATGAAATCTTTTGATGTGACGATACAAAGTTATAACTTTCTTGTACTTTGGTACGAAATTCTTTAGCTTGACTCAATTGATTACGCAACAGTTTATTTTGTTCGTATTCTTCATACTTTCCTTCAATACGTAACGTAGTTTCAAACTTTGCAAGACATTCTTGACAACGACCCGTCTTATTATAAAGAATTTCATCATAACGATTGCCCCATCGAATATCCATGTTACAATCTTTACAGTGACGTTTAGTGGATTCTATGGTGGATGAATTGACATTATTAATGGCACGTTTTGTACCATTCTTCTTTATCCATTTTTTACCATTTACATCTTCCCAAATTTCACCATCTTTACGAGACGCAAAATCGGAGTCTGCGGTATAACCTACTTGAATAAAAGGACGTTCACCATTTAGATAGTCCCTAACAATTGCCAAATTGCTTTTTCCGGATGCTTTTTTCATAACTTTTTATTTTGGTTTATACTTCGAACGTATCATTAAATACTGTGATGGCTTTGGAATATGATTTTTTTGTTTCATCCAATGGATTATCTGTATATTGCCAATTCCAAAATAGTTCTGATGGTGTCTGAAATCCATAAAACTCTAACATCTCTTTTTGTGTTTTAACTACGTCTTTACCATTCCAATTTTGACCCAAAGCAATAACTCCAGAATCAACGTTTTTGATAATGTTAGATTCACCAAGTGTAGAGTGTCGGTTTTCAATCCATGTTAATCTTTCAATCAACTTTTGATGTACACTGTTGGTTTGACCCCAACGGATTGATGTAAAAAATACAACGGTGTCACTTTCAAATAATGGCTTTGTGATCTTCCACAGTTCATCCGATTTGTTATTGATACTTGCCCAACAACGATGATATCCACTTGGATTTTTATCTTTGTCTTTTAACAATGCACCTTTTTCTCCACAATGATTTCCAAACTTGGAAGATACATTGCCTTCACAAACAGCAATGTTCAATTTGCTGGCATCAATAAATTCACATTTATCGGTTCCTAAACGTTCAGCAACCAACTTTGCAAGTTTGGTAGATTTAGCTTCATCGTCTTTATGACCTTCCCATCTGTTGGATGTAGCAATCAACAATACCTTTTTCTTGGTCTGAAGATATTTGATGGTGTTTTCAAGACGCAATGAGTTCTTCTCCATGTCCTGTTGACTAGAACTTGAAGCTGCCTCAACCAAAAAATCAGAGAGTTTTACCATATCATCCTATAAATATAATACACCAAACTGTTTTTGTATTATTAATTGTAATATGGCACCTTCTTATTATTAATTAAAAACCATCCGTCTGGAGCTCTTAATGGACAAATCACATTTACAGGATCACCTATTGCGGTCACGTTGGTACTTGTTACTGTTTGACTAACTGTTCCCGGTGAAGTAGTTGTTGGAACTAATGTTGCACCAGACGGATCAAACAGTGCAATCGTTCTTAAATCCGAATACACTAGATTTGAATTAATATCAAATAGTTCAGATTTAATTTCAAATTGTTCACCAGCAACAGTTATAGGAAATGGAATACGAGATGTAAATATCTCGGGAGAAAATGATGGTTCTGAATACGTTGAAAATTGCATGTCAGACAAAGTAGATACACAGTTATTTGTGTAAATCACCATAGTTCCATTGAAATCGTTATTAAATCTACTATAAAATGTCAATGGATCTGGATGATATAATGATGTTGATTTTTCATCCAAATAAACTTCGCCGATCTTTATTCCCCGATTAGTATCATAATTTGCATCCGCATTGATTTGATTAAATAATGATGATGTAATATAAAAGCCAACATAAGCGGGTTTAGTTTTATCCGATTTTACAACTTTACATCTAACAGAAAAATTATAAGTTACATCAGAATAAAATGTCATAAAGTTACTATCATATGCCATTCCAGATTCATTTAAAGATGATGTCGGTTCAAATGGTGTATAAACATGGTTTCTACTTCCAATATTCGTATCGTTTTTAACAATAATATATTGATCATTTGAAGTTGAATTAGTGATTTCAAGTGCATCCATCAAATACGATGCATCTCTTTTAAAGTTAATTGTATTTGAACTACTAAACCAATAATGTTGTGCATGAATAGTATTTGGAAAAGATCCCATACTTTTAAAGTAACTATTCGGTGTGGAATGATCTATCAAACTAAGTGTGTCAACAAAAGGTTCGTCAGCAACAATTTCAAAATCACCGGCTGAACTTAAACTTCTACGATATAATTTATGTCGATAAACGTTGCCAGAAAAAGTCTTAAGATTTTTATAAGTTACAAATGCAACAGACTGATTTACAGATGAACTTGTAATGAATCTATAATCATAACGTACACTTGTAAGTGTCGATGATAAAGAACCCAATGATACATTAGAAATAATTTTCTTATTTTTATTGTTAATGTAATAAATTGGATTCTTTAATTTAACAGTATGTTCATCGACTATATCACTAATCACATTAGATGACGTTAAATTCGTAACAATTTGATCATCAAACTGATTTATATACACCGTTACCAATGAGTTTTTCATTGATGATGATACAATTAGAGAAGGATCGGTGAAAGTAAGTCTATAGTCAATAGGTGAAGAACTAAGATCGAACGCATCATAATCATCATTCTTTTTTGGAACCACTGCATACGTAGTAATGGGTGTATTTACAAGAGTGGTGATATAACCAGACGATTGATCTGTAATAACAGGCACATATGTTGATTTAACTGATAATGTTGGTGATTTATAAAAAATTACTTTGGATGAATTTGGTATTGATGGGTTTATTTGAATATTACCAATCCAACGTATTATTTTGTTTGAAACATCTTTGCTTACTATTGTAATTTTTCCAACTCCGTATGGAGTCGAACTATATACATACACTGAAACTCGTATAGCGCCCCCTTCTTTATACGCTATGTTATTTGTTTTAGCGAACTCAACGTACAAAGAATTGCCGTTTACATCTAATACTTCAACTTGAATTGGAGTATTAGATGCCAGTTTATTTGAACCATTTAAAAGAAATGTATTCTTTCCTGCCGTAAATTTAGGATTATACTCTGATAGTATAAAATAATCGGACAAAAACGATGTATCTTCTATATCAACTCTTATATTAGATAAATTAAGTTTTTGTCCAACATTTCTTGCATTTGATATTAACGCCATATGTATTGTAATTAACAATACATATACAACCTATTGAAAATTAATACGTGAAAATCCAGCATCCTTGACAATCTCCAGACGAGTATCCACCATATCTTTCAAGACATCCAAGTGACTAACAATCCATACAAAGTCAAAATTATTCTTTAAAAACGAAAACAAATTAGACATAGCGGACAAATGATCACTATCAGCACATCCAAATCCCTCATCAATAGCAATAAAATTAGGACGTGGTAGATTAGACACATTAATCAATGCAACCCGAATAGCCAGAGAACTAACAAACTTCTCTAAACCACTTGCCAGTTCCAACGGCCACTTTTTATCCTCATATACAATGTATGCCATAATGTTTTTACCATCAGTCTGAAAAGAAATAGTGAATTCAACAATCTGATTCAGGATGTTATTAACCTCAGACTCAATGCCGGGCAATGCTTTAGAGATGATCTGATATTGTAATCCATCCCTAGAGACAGCATCTACATAATATGTGTATGCGTTATGAATCTTCTCGGTCTCCTTTATTTCCGTTATCTTAGATTCGATCTGAGACTTTTGGTAATTCCAATTATTAATCTTACTCTTAGCGTCCGTTATGGTAACGTTAACAGTTCTAATGTTAAAATCGATATTCTTAATATTAGACTTGATGCCATCAATTATTTTTTGAACATTGATATTCGATTCAATTGCATCTTTTGCATCATAATATTCTTTGATCTTGGATGTAATTGACACCAAAGAGTTATTATCTTTTACAATGGTATTTTCCCGTTGTAACTGAAGATTCTCTAAATTAGAAATATTCTTGGTCAAAGTTGACAGATTATTCACCAGATTTCTATATTCCTGATATTGATTTGCAATCAGTTCGATTGTGGTCAATTTATTTTTGACTACATTCAACTTTTCAATCAATCCTTTAGCTTCCATTTTGTCATTCTCAAGATCTTCTTTTGTCTTAATTGCGTCTTGAACGAAAACGTTGTTAACGCAGAAATTACAATTTGGATCATACTTATGCGTCTCAAGTTTTTTCAACTTATCCAATTTATTTGTTACAATCAACTTCTTACGTTCCAACTGACCTTCAATATTAGATGCGTCTAATTTCAAAGTATTATACTCTGAGTATTTAGATTCAATATCGTCCGATTTAAACTTATCAACCTTATCGTTAATAGGCTTAATATCATTCTTTAACTTATCAATATTTGGAATTTCTTGATTAAACTTTGTTTGTTCAGTAATAATCTTCTTTTCAGTATTGATACGTTGTAACTCCAACATACTGATATCAGTATTTGTTACATTTACCTTAACCAATTGTTTCGTAGTCTCGGCAACCTTATCATTTTCAATATCACGACTATCCATCAATGTTTTGAGTTCATCTTCCTTTAGACGAATTACTGACTCTGTATTATTGATATTAGTAGTTAGTATTTCTAACTCTGCGTTATAATCCGTCTTAACAAAGTTCTTCATCAAGATTGCCCACTCACGCATTTTATCGTTGGCTAATCCATGCAACTTATCAAAAATAGTAAGTCCCATAAACTGTGACAAAAGATCCTTACGTTCGGTTTGTCCAAGATCAATAAAAGAACCAGTCTTACTGTTTTGAATACTCAACACCGTTAAAATAAAATCATCATAGGTACCAACGTAATCACGAATCAAATCATTGGTATTACGACGAGCTTCACCATTTAGTTCTACAATTTTACCTTTTTCTTCCTTCCAGAACTTTACATCAACTTTGACACTACCCTTTTTATCAGCATGTCCAATTCGTTCGATAAAGTAATCAACCTTATCAATTTCAAAATTAAACTTACACCGGAATGACATCTTTTGGGTATTCATGACGTGAACGGCTTTAAAAGCACGATCACACTTATCGAATATACAAAAAGATAGTGCCGAAAGAATACTAGACTTACCACTTGCGTTTGCAGCAAATAGTCCCACGACATCTTTCATTTTGCTAAAATCAATTACGTTATTTTCACCATAACTGAACATATTATCAAATTCAAACCGTTTAGGCTTCCACCGAATATTTTTTGCGGTTAAATCTTTAACAATCAAATCATTCAATTCTTTATTGATCTTTTCAACATCACGAATTAGATCATCTGGAATGTTTGTATGTTTGTCCCTAAGATATTCCTCAATCAATTTGTTCTGATATGAAATATTTGAAAGTCCATGAACATTCAAATTTGGTACAACTGAATTAGAAAAAGTTGGAGACAAACTATCTACACGAAGATAGTTGATATCAATAATTTCAGTATGTTTAGAAATTTCTGAAACTACCGTTTTCATTTCAGTTGCCACCGTTTCAAACAACTTAATTCGCAATGTAGTCTTCTTTGGAATATCAGTTATGTCGGTTACCAACTTTCCGTTATTAACCTCCGCCGTAAAATATCCATAATCATTTTTTACTTCAACGTGTTTGAACTTAAATGTCTTCAAGTCCCAATAAACAAAACCATGTCCTTTCAATTCCTCGCCATGATCCTGTTGAATCAACGATCCAGAATAAACCACAACAGGTTTACGAATGTGATTGGAATCAATATGATACTGTTGAAGAACCTGATGACGATGTATATCGCCAAGCAAAATCATTTGATGACCATCAAACAATTCATTTTTGGTGTTACTACTAACTTTATATCCAATATCAGTTACAGCACTGTCAATCGGTCCATGATACAACCCAACAAAATAATTAGCATTATTAACGTAAATCTTAGGAATATCAGAAAATTTAATGAAGTTCTCAGGTGAATGTTCATCAAACACGGAAAAGTTGTTAAACAAAATATCACCAAGTTGGTACACTCCAGTATCCCTAAGATAAAAAAGATTTGGGTGTTGTAACGCATTTACTATAGGTGTTAAACTATCCAATCTATTTTTATTGGTAAGTGTAGCGTCATGATTACCCGCAGTCAATATAGTTGGGCGTAAATCTGCCAAACTCTTCAAAAAATCGGACGTTATTTCAACGCATTCGGGACTCAGATCGCTTTTGTTATGGAAAACGTCTCCAACCACACAAACCACGGTTGAAGATGGCGTTTTAGCAATTGCATTGTAGAGATTTTTAAATACCTCTTTGTATTCAGAATGACGTTTAGTCAGTCGAACATGAATATCTGCGATGTGCAAAATATTTGTAAAATTACTAACGTCACATTTTAGTTTATTAATCATAAAATTTATACAGATAGTTTCATTCGAAACAAAGATTCAAAATCCAACACTGGTGTGTTTTCAATCAATTCCCATGTTTTTTCAAAACCAATTTCGGACGGATCTTTTCCATCCAGTTTAACCACTTTCGTTTCAATGTTGTTCTTCAATAAAAATTCACTTATTCTAATAGAATCAAACAAAGCATCATTGTCCAAAACGATGTTTACTTTTCTTACTGTATTACAGATCAATGAAGATTTCAACTTATTTGAAAGAGTTTTTCCAAATAAAGGAATTGCGTTGTTTCGTATGGCGATTGCATCAAACGCACCCTCAACCAATGTTATCGGTTGATTATAGTCCACAAACATTTCAAATCCAATAATGTCTTTGGAACTATAACTGTTCACATATTTCATTTTGGCATCTTCAAATACGCTACGAGTGGAATAAAAATTCAACTGGCCAGACGCATCATATGATGGAATTAAAACTCTGCCATGAAATTGACCACCGTCACAATATCCAATATTATATCTCAAAACATCATATTTAGTAATGTTTCGGGACTTCAAGTATTGTAGAGCGTGTCTTCCAACCAAAGTTAAATCATCATCATAAAACGAATGATACTCTTGAGGTAATACTAATTGAACAGTCTGTTCAATCTTTCGTTCAGAGAATATTTCCAAGATGGAACTAATATCATCTTGTGGAAGTTTCCTATATGTTTGGGTATTTTTATAAATCTGTCCAAGATACTCGCTTGATAATCCCAACTTTTTAAATAAAGTTTTGAGAGATGTACCTGATAATCCACACACCCAACAGTGGTATTTACCAGTAATCGTGTTGATTTCCAACTTACGTTTGTAATGTTTACAGACTGGACAAAAATAAACTGCATCAGTCCCCTTTCGAATCTTGGCAGACTGTTTGAATGCTTTATTTAGGATTGTTACGACTTCCGTCTGATACAACAACATGCGTATACTGTATCAGATCCCCAGACTAAATCAACTTATTTTAAGGTTTAAATAAAGCACACACCACTGCATCGTACATGTCACCATTACGTTCGTCCCAACTTCCCTTTTTCTTTTTTTTGTCATATTTGTCAACATCCAAGAAATTGACAATGTTGGCTTTAACAAACTCTTTAGACTTCATTCCTTTGACTCTCGCCTTACCAAACAGTTGTTTACGCATGGTATTAACGTTACAGAGGTTAATTTTTACACCCATGTCTTCAGATAGAATGTACTCAAAAACTGCGTTGAATCTTGCCAATTTGATGATGGTTTGTTGAGTTGTACGACCACCCATAAATCCGTTCAGTGCGGCTTCCATATTAACTGATGTGATACTACTGTAATATTTAGTGGATTCTAAAAACTTCAAAACAAAAAAAGACTTCTCTTTGGAAGTCTCTAAATGTGATATATCTAAAAAGCCAGTATCAATTATTTTACCGTTTTCCGAAACTGCCCATCCAACGGTAGACGTACTAGCGTCTAATCCTAATGTCATAACTTATTTTTATACCGTTACTTCTTATATCTTGTAGTATCAGTTACACGATACAATCCTGATGTAGATAACGCTTTATCAGTAAAATTCTCACGACGAGATGTGTTCATACCAGTCGTAAATCCCGGCTCAATTGTAAGTGTTCGTGAAAGCTGAGTATATCCAAATGGTGATTGAAGACCCAAAATAGCAGTATTTGTATTTGCTTTTTTAGCATCAAATGCACCGCCTGCTTTATCACTCTTATATCTCTGCTCAAGATTTTTTGTGAGAGATGTTCTTTCGATTGAGGTTGCCATAATTTAATATATGTTTACTATAAATATGTTTATACATCCCATTTAATCAAAAAATTTAATGGGTATTCACCACTGTTTTTGATTGGAGATGATAACTTAGCTACGGCTACAAGATCTGATCCTGTATATAAACCAATAGTTGTAATGTATGGTGCTAAATATGAACCGGTGACATCCAAAGATGCACTATCTTGATAATTTAAGAAATCTGGTTTAACCGTTGGAATTCCATTTGTATTCGTATATTTTGATGTTTTTGAAGTAATATATGCAACAACGTCAGAAAGAGTCTTACGTGTTGAAAATGGATTGATTAGTCGAGTATAATCATTAATACCCAACGATCCAATAAAGAACTTCCACAAGATCTTTGCATCCTGAATAGAAACTTTTCCATCGCCATCAAAATCAAATTGTGACTCCAATCTGAATAATGTTGGTTTAAACGTAGCATATTGTTGTTTTAATGTATATTGACCATATTCATAATATGTTGTATAGTATTCAAACAAACTACGTTCCGAATCAGATTCAATAACATATTCGTCCCAGAAAGTAGAATCTTGATCAAAATTTGGATTTCCCGGTGTATTGATATCAACGATGTACAATAAAATCAAATTAATATCTCTAAAATCAACATCTCCGCTACCCAACAAGTTAAATGGTGGGTTAGTAACATTCAATGCAGTTGGATTGGTACTAACATTAAATTCACCAGAGTCAACTACACAAATCACGGATTTTTCATTAATTGTATATTTGCTACTATAATCTATGGTGTATTTGTACTCGTAAGTATCGTTTGTAGACAACACATTTGTAAATTGCGATCCGGTATTTGAAAAAACAATTTCACCATTCTTGTAAAAAATATTTCCAGCATGATAATCTGTTCTCAATGAACTCAATGTAGAAATATATGCATGTCCTTTCATGTTTTGTAATACAGATTGTGGTACAAGTGGTGTCACCACAAACGAATTACTTGAAGTAAAGTCTGTCAAAATCAACGGCGATCCAATCACAATCCCGGTATCACTAATAGCTACATCATATCCATATGACATGTATGGATATCCAATTGATTTCTTTTTGTAATCATAAGTCACAGGTATAACAGATGATCCAGTCCTCTCTAACAAAATAAACTGTCCATTTAAGACATGCGTATCATCATATGATTGACTAATAGAACTAGATATGTTGGCTTTAACCGCCAAGTCATTGCTTGATGATACACACCCTACAATAATATTGTTGTTAAATGTATCAACAGAAATTCCTAGTTTATTCTGTTTAATTGTGTTTACATCACCAATATACTTCTCAACCAAATCCCAATATACTTGTCCACTATCAGCATAAATTCCATTTGCTTCAGGTGTGTTTACTGGACATTCTGTCTTTTTATAGATATATACAGCGCCTCTATCATACTGTGTTGTGGATCCACTGAATTCATAATAACTGGCATCATATGGAGCACCAATTACAATTGTATCACCATTAATTTGAATATCCGAACCAAACCCATCATATGACTTTTTGACATAATTATAAGAATTAACATCGTCAAATGGAACTTTTTGAGAACCGGTAATAGATGAAAACGTATGTGTTAATGACCAACCACCTGACGCACTTTCATACAAATATACTTTGGGGTTTTCTATAGAAACATCTTCAGAAACCAAAACTGAATTTGTTCCTGATTTATCAATTCGAACTATAGATCCAAAACTATTTCCTACTGTAGGAGAAGTAATATATGTGGTTGGTGATGCTGGAATTGATACACTATTAGATCCCGTAGTGTAACTATAAAAGTATACACGATCATATGCATTTGCACTTATTGCAATATAATTTTTATTAACCGCAACGGAATGTCCAAATGTATTGTATGATGTGTTTATGGGAGATACTATCTTTGATACACTCAACAATGATGCCGACAAAGAATACGCAACCGATGATGACGGATTCAATAAATATACATCTGTTAAACTATTATGTGAATATGACGTACCATCATACGATCCACTAAAATATTCATCACCGACCACAAAAATATTGTTATACAAATCAAATGACAATCCATATCCATCTTTAATAACATTACCGCTCGTTCCACCACTACCACCACTACCACCTGTGCCTCCTGTACCAGACGTACCATACGCCTTCATAGACTGTGCAGTTCCATAATAAGTATAAATCCCTTGTGAAGCATTAAATCGATAAAGATCAATACTACCCGTACCCTCTTGAGATGCATATTGTGGATTTGGATTTCCTATAGCTGCAAATTTACCATGGGCTTCTACCTTATATCCAAATAGTGTTACAGGTCCAATCGTTCCATTATTCATAAATCAATTCACAATGCTGAAGTTAAATCCACATAATTGATGAAATGTGTACCATCTACATATAAGTTTCCGTAGGTATCATCAAAAAATGTATAGACTTTATCCTTCGAATAATCAACAATCACAACTGAATCTCTTAAAATAGAATCACCAAAATAAATTCTTGGCAATGTTATTCTAATACAACTATTCTGAAGAATCTTAATAACCTTATCGGTATCAGTAGTTTCTAATCCAAAATTTTGTGCAATATTATCATTGTAATATGCGTTTTTAACCACCTGATACACCAACCGTTTATATGTGCCATTTTCATTTTGTTCGTCTGCAGTGACACCATACAACGCAGCTGATGCTGAATCATAAAAGTTGTAACTGCTGCTTACAAAATATCCCTCTTCCACCGTTTGGACCGAACTGATTGAATTCAGTGACCACGATTTGTTTGATACAAACGGCGTATTAAATATTTCATTCGTTTGAATGGGCTTGATCATCTTCTATTATAAGTATAATCCAACAATAGATTTGATCACAATCCGATTGGATTTTAGATTAAACGATTAAAAATCAAGTCGTACTTTAACCAAAAGTTCATTTGAAAATGTCTTTTGAGAAGGTCTACTTAATTTGGCGATTGCAACCAACTCGTTATTTCCATTGTACAAGCCAACAGATGTAGGATAAACCTTCGGATCAGTCAAAAAGTCTGTTTGCTTGATATCACCACGTTGATAAATCTCTAATGTTACAGGATCTTGTACCGATGTTTGATATGAGAACGTAGGATTATTGGTATAGTTAAAATCACGGTTTTTAACACGTACAAAATAATGTCTAGATGGTACATACTCGCTTCGTCTAAGTCTCATATTGTCATCAGACGCTCTAATAGCATTATATACAGCTTCTTTAAACAACTGGTTATTCAAATATGTACCAGACGCAGGTGCATTTGTTCTTGCGTTATTAAGTGTATTTACAGACGGAATAGTAATGTTTGCATTAGAGGAAGCATCTCCTCCTCCAGCGGAAGTCATCAAAACATTATTTAAAAACTCACAATTCAAAACCACTGTACCCGATTTTGGAAATATAATACCTACTCCAGTGTTTGGATGATATTGTGCAACTGATTTTGAGCCGGTGTAATTTGATGTTCCAGTTAACAATCCGGTTGCATTACCTGAATAATCATTGTATGTTGCTTCTCCGGTAGTTTCGTCATAATTACCTAAAATCAAATTGTAATATGTAGATGAACCACTACTTTGATTTGTAATACTAGAATCATCAATCAAACGAACATACTGACCGCTTACATCATTTTCCAAAGTTATTTGAAATTGTCCAGCATCAATTCCATCTCTAATCTTTTGAGAATTATAAGATAAAACAATAAAGTCTGTACTTAACGATACACTAGAAACCGTAGTTGAACCAATAGCTTGTGACTTCACTGAAAAAGTTTCACCATTATTAAGAGAATTTACATATTGTGTATAAATTGCCTTAGTAGGTGCTGCTTGAATGTTTGTATATTCATCATAACTAACACCAAATCCATTAATATTGCCATAAGCAACACTTAAAATAACGTCGTTAGAACTTGATGTAGCAGAAACGCTAGGATATACATCCAAATAGTAATAACCATTATATAAGTCAAATCTATTTGATCCGGAGATTACTGCTTGCAAACTACCTGTTGCAACCTGATTTTGGACTTGATATACGGAACCGTTATTGAAAATTCCGGTTGATACTTTTGTAGATCTTCCTACGACAATATCAGACTGTTCAAATTGTTTATAGATCATATGTTAGGAAATTCTTACAGTAACAGGGATAACAACCGTTCCACCGCTTTCATTACCGACCACGGTAATTGTAGCAGATGTTGTAACTGTTAATGATGTATTTGGCACAAACTTAAATCGATTACCAACAACCACTTGGGAACTAGTACTAATCAAATCATTGGCAAACGATGGAACAGTACTTGTAGTAGTATTTGCAGCATTTGTTTGATCAACGATCAACGTACCAATTTTCTTATTAGACAAAATAGCAGTATATCCAAGTGTAAGGTTATATGCTGGATTAGTCGTTGGTGAAATCACATTATCAGATTTATTATCTTTTTGAACGTCAATTGATTGAATATTCAAACTAATGACTGGAATTGATGTTACGCCTTGTGCGAGAGTAACCAATTTATATTTCATTGACTGAGTTTCATCAGACAGTGGTTGAAATACAGGTGTATTTCTAATAGCAATATCATAATATGCACTACCCTGTGGATGGTTTGGATTGTACAAACTATAGTCAACTTCATCATCTGCCAATGCAAATGACGTAATATTTAGATTGCCAGTCTGAGCAAGAAGTTCTCTCCCTCTTTTCGTAAGGACCGCATCCACAGTAATTGATTTGTTATCGACGTATGCCATATATGTGTTTGTTTATAAGTATTGTTTTAACTGTCTTTTTGTTTATTATTTTTTTATTGAACTGTCAAAACTCCGTTATTTCCTGTAGAGACAGATGTGTTGGTTATTACCGTACTTACTATTGGTAAACTTTTATCTGGATTTCCACAACTATCTACAGTATAGTTACTGGTTTGTTTTGATTTAACAAAATATCCATATTTAACACTATCATTAGCAATTACCTTAAATAAATCCCAACGAATCGGATTGTGTCTAGTTCCCAAAAAGTTTTGTGTCGATCCACGAAATGGATTTCCTATCGTATATGAATACAAATCATACGTTTTCTTTGGTGTAACAACTAGTTTATTTAAAATTTTAGTATAAGACACGACAGAATTATTGGTTCCATATTCCGATACAGATGAACTAAATGGAATCATCCAAGTAAAATGTGGTACAGATTCAGATACATCATTACTTCTATAGGTAGCGTCAAATGATCCGCTAATAACATTAGTATCAAAATACATAATACCATAATCAGTACCAGTGTATAATTCACTATTTACCCACAATTCTTCATAAGATGTCACATCGTTAATATAAGAATATCCTCCTTGAAAATTCTGAAAATTATTATTGAGGATTAACGAACCAGTCTGTGGGAATATTAAGATTGGTTTCTTATCCACAAACTGTTGATAAGAACTTGAATTTTCTGTTTGGATTTGATCATTTCTGTATACAGTAATATTTGCAGCCGAACACGAATTTATCAAATGAGTCAATTCAAATGACTCTTCGTTAATAGAAACTTCAATTGGTTTAGATGGAAATTTAATTCTCTCCAAAATTGTTGGTTCAATTAAAATACCCGACAACAAAATATTACGAGCAGCAATAACATTACGAATTGATTCAAAAATACTTGAATCAAAATACAATTTATAAATACTCGTAAATTCTTGATAAAGAATACGTCCACTGTATGTTGGTGATCCAGAAGAATAATACGCTGCACGCATGTCTTCAAGAAGTGAGTAACTTGACGAAAACTCTTGACGTGGGTCTCCCAACTCACTCAATACATTTGTATCGCCAAAATATCTTAAAATCTCTTCGTTCTTACTAGATACCGGAGACATAAACACACCAATTAAAGGAGAATCAGTATCATTGTCAAACGATGTGCTCTTATCAAACGGAGTTAAAGCAGATAAATTTTGATGATTTTTAATTGAAATCTTATTGTTCCATAACAGATTTGGACCATAGCCAGATAATCTATATGATTGATTAACATTATATTGAATAAAGTTATAAGGAAATGCAGATGATGATTCTCCTAAACATATATTTGCGTATGGATACAATGAACTGGTTGGGTAATTTCCAGAATACATTGATCGAATAACTAATGTGTCATCATATAAATCCGGATTATTTTCCAAAGAACTATATGTTGTATCCGAACTAACATCTTTACTTGGAATATTATATAGATAACATGTTAATGTTCCAGTGATTGATTCATATTGATACGTTTGAAGTGACGTACTTAACGATCTAGGATAATTGTAAGCTAAACGTAAATATAAATTGTTTCTAATATCGTTATAATTTGATTCATAATACGAATCGAAGTTATTTGCATGTTCCTTAAAGTTATTGTCAGTTATAGGAACCGTCCACAAATTCAATTTATCAATCGATCCGCTAAATTGTGTAGAACCCAATTTTAAAAACGGTAATGTTCCATCGGTAAATGATACGTTCTGATCATATTCAAATATATCAGATGTAATTGAACGCAACCTATTATCACCTTCTTCATTGATTTCAACAAATAAATCATATTTCGTTGGTATTTCATTGACATCCAATGAACCAGTATACAACGATGATGGATCGTTTTTACGAACCATAACACTATAAACATTTCCATCAAATATTGGCAATAAGTCAGAAGAAAGTTCAGAGTCACCAATTTTAAATATAATTTTACCATTATTACTTAACGACTCTTTATAGGCATAAATTCTATAATCATACTGTGAGGATGAGTCTGGAAACTTTCTTAATAAATCAATTTGACTTTGTTGAGCATAAGTCTTGCTGTAATTGTTACTAAATGCAAACTTAAATTCAACTGTTTGCACCGAACTTGTATACGGTGTTAAAACATATGACTGAGTTGACATATTCAACAAATAAGAGTGTTTATCGAATGTGTACAATGATTGTGATACGTCTGAATATGCACCAAATTCACGAACGTTAATAATATTTGTTGGCACTCCATAACACGCCAACAACAATTTAACGCCCTCAACTGTACCTTTAGCTTTCAATATCGCAGGTAAACTATTTAAAATTCTATTGTTAATGATATTTGTTTTATCAGAAACCGAAGCATAATTTGTTCCTGCAATATAGTTACTATCCAAGTTAACATCATTTACTGACGATTGCATTTTCCATCCAAATGATGCCAACATACCATCCAAAATATTATTTGGAATGAAAGTATCCGTTCCCGTTACGTTATATGACAACATCGGGAATTTATCAATGTAAATATAAATGTTATCAAAATGATGACCGATCATTGATAAGAAAATCAAAAAGTCATCGTTATGTGAATCTGATAACAAATAAGATGGTAAATTATTTATTAAACTGTCACGGTTATTTCTATCATATTCATCAGCCGCATCTTCATATGATTGTGGAAATCTATTTATATTGTTATATAAACTGTTAATCCACAAATAATATTCATACCCGTCAAAAGACAATTTAATATCATTAATCTCCCGATTTAATGTTTCAATTTTTTGTACAGTGTACTGATCCGAATAAGGTGCAGCATTTAAAGATGATATTGAAGCAAGTTTATTATTAATCGACGTTAACTTATTTTTATATATTATGATACGAGTTTTTGCAGATGAATACACTACAAAGTTTTCAAAGTTAGTATAATCTACATCAATTGTCGAAAATCTTTGTTTTAAAATTAAATCAATATCCTCTGACTTTGATATATCTGACTCCGAGTAATTTACAGACAATGATGTCTTTTTATCATTGACCTTCAAATTAACATTTGCAGGTTTGATAGTAAAGGTGTTGTATTTTGACGTTGTTGTTAAAACAACATTTTGTACGATTGGAGCCAACGATGTATTAGTAATCCAAAATGTACTGTTAATTCCTATCGTATTTGGCAACTGTTCTTGTAACTTTAACACCAATGTTCCGTCTGAAAATACTTTAAATGACAAAATCTTAATCGTTAAATTTTGTCCAAAGTTAATTGAATTTTTTAACGGACCAATATACTTCTTATCATACTCAATCTTAATATCAGCCAAATACTGTTGAATCTGTTGATTGAAAACTGCGTACAAATATGAATAACATGTTAATGTATCATTGTTATCAATATCATGTATGTTCTTCAGTCGTATCTTAATTGTTTCAGATACAATGGTATCTAAAATACGTGAATATTGATCATATGAATAACATTCAGCATAATTTTCATAGAGAAATGTTTTGATATAATCGGCAATACCAATAAATTTAATATCTTTTGATATACTGTTAGTTGCATTTGATGGAATAATGAAACCGTTATAAATCTCATTCATCAACTTGTATAACCCTTCACCACCAACTACAGAATATGCTTTATCAAATGTACTTAAGATATCATCAGGAGTTACATTTACAAAGTTAAGCAAATATGTTTGTTTAAGATAATATTCAAAATATGGAATAATATCTCTTGCTTCAATCTTACCGCTTACATAACAATCATATTCACTTTTAAAATCGATCTTATCTTGATCATTGAAATTTTCTTTTTCAAGAATCAATGATGTTTTTATTTCTTTTCGTGACGGAGAAATCTGTTTAATAACCAAACATTGTTTGTCATATGTACCCACAATGTTTGACAAAAAGTTGTATACAACTCGATAACTACCATTTTGAATTCCATATATTGCCAAATCCAAACGAGGATTCAATAAAATTTTTGCATTTTCATACAATGTAAACGTAGGAATAAATTCATTATACGTTACCGAAATTGTATTATTTTTAATATCCTGATATTCAACGTTACGTGATTGATAAGTATCATCTTGGTATACAGGTTGCCACAAGTTAAGATTTTCTTGAGAATCAAATACTGACAATTCAATATAATCATCAATTTGTGATCCATAAAACCTTTCTGGTGACGGTGGAACCTTCTTCATCAAAGAAGAAATTTCAGCAGGAAAATAAGATGAACTATTTACCTGATCTACATAATCAGTTGTAGTTGGAAAAGGATATGCCATATGACTATGAATATATATTACCGACTTAGATTGTTAATCTGTACATTTCCGGACGCCCCATAAGATTTATTTAATCCTCCTCCGATATTTAGAGATCCATCACGATTATTACCACCAACTAATTGAGTTGTTGATGATTTTGAACACTTCAATTGAAATACTTCAATATTATATGTACCTTCGCCACTTCTTCCATCCGCAATATCAATTATTGCGGTATAGTTATTAGAAGAATTTGGTTGTTGGCTAATTTGTACAGATCCACGACCTGCCCACTTGATAGTCAAATTAGTATTATAGGATCCAATACCATTATTAGAAAATTCACTAACAGTACGTGGTAATGTACCATGATATTGTTCATTAGAATATGTTACATTAGTTCCACGTAATGTAATGCGTAACGTATGATCAACATTACCTGTAAACTTAAATACACTCTTCGGATTAGTACAGTCTTCGGATGTATTTTGTATTGATTGGACACCACCGGAACATTCATTATAGTCTTTCTGATTATAAGCATAACGACTCGTCCAAATAATACGACCGTCATATGAAATTAATGCGGCAACTGAATGTGGTCCTCCCCAGTTCTTATAAAACAATTCAACGGTCTTCCACCCTTCAGTTAACTGAATCGCTTTTGGATGATCGCCCTGATAGTTTTCCAACTGTGAGGCATATGGAGATTGAGCAGTAACACTTGTTAGATCAATATATTTTACACCATCGATTGCCATGTATCCGGAATTATCTACAGAGTACTTTAATGTATACGTTCCAGTCGTTGGAATATACACTTGATATGTTAGTGTATCAGACGATTCGACTTGGAAAGATTCCCCAACTTTTTCACTATACACACCATAACTATACATCATTGGACTCTTACCAACTCCGTATGATGGCCATACATTATCATACTTACCAAATGGATAGTATTTTTCAACGCATGAAACCAACGACGGAACAACTTTTTGAACAGCAAGTTGATGTACAGGAACAGACATGACCACAGTCACAGGTTTAACATCTTGTATTAAACTCACAGGAGCAACTGGTTTTAGTGGAGGAGGAGTTGGATCAAAAAACTCTGTAGGTGGTGAAAATTGAATATCAGACTGACGTTCACATTGTTGTGGCGATGGTATCAATCCTTTTTGAGCACCAGTTAGTTCTGTTGATGTCGTCTCTGTAGAAGTAGATGTTGTTGATGTAACGTTAACTGTACCAGAACCCAATCCGGTAGATGATGCGTCCGATTGTACTGCTGCTGCAGATTTTAATGGCAAGTATGGAAATACTGTATTGAAATCGGATGACAATTTTCCTTCACCCGCTTTAATACGAAGTCCAATAATAATATCTTTACTTGCAGAAATAAGAGCGTCTTTACCAGACGAATTGGCCATATTTGACAACTCAGATGTAAGACTATTGATTTGGGATTGAAGGGTTGTTTTTTCAGATTTCAAAGTAGATACGACGGCGTTTTCTTTAACGGGAATATCCTTGAACTCTTCAATATCAACCGTATAAATGTTTGATACCGAATTATTTTCATACACTTCACGTGTGAGTGTTACGGCCAAATACTTCTCAGTAGAATCAACTATAACTAAATTGCCGTATTCATCAAACTGGTTAGTATATGAACCATCACGTTTAAATGTACTTTGTATATCTGTAATCATCTTACTACTTTGAAATAAGTATTGTTATCAAACACTTCCACAGCGCCATTTACTTCGGTTTTAATCAAAATCTTAAAATATCTTTCCTGAGGCAATCCTGACATATCCAACATAAAGTAATTACCATTTGAATCACAACTCAACTTACTACCATCATCAAAGTCAATAATTACTTCTTCAGTTTCCGTGTCTTTGATTGAATAATAAGAATCGGTTGGTAAATATTTTGGAGTCAAATAAGATGTTTGTTGAGTAGATTTTGTAAAATTCTTCAATATAAAACGTTCTCTTGCAAATACGTTAATTCTAGCAACACTATCATTATTGTATTGTTTTTTAACATTTTTTAATACGACAGTTAATTGAACATC